TATATATAATTCTATAATTCAAAATTATATTCTAATATTTGTAATTTGAAGAATAAAAAAATAGCGGCAACTCCGAAGAATCACCGCTAACTACTCTATTTTTCTTATCACAAATTATAGACTTCGTAATTTTTCTGACCTAGAAGTGTTTTTCTGTTCTATTTTTCTGATTTCCTTCATAAAAGCCTTACAAATGAGCCAACACAAATACCATCTCTTAGGCTTGATTCTTAGAATTAGGCTATTTCCCTTCGATATTACTTCTTGATTGTACTTTTTCATTCTGTTCCTCCTTAATATCTTTAAGCTCTTCCTCTATGCGATCCGCGTTCCCAGCAAACATGATCCCCTCACGAGTTGACCAAATGCCACCACTTACAGCAGAAACAGCAGTATTTACCTTGTCGTTCAAATCATCAATCATATACGGAACCAAATCCGTTTCGATGTCGATAGTTTGGGATACCTTGCTAAACTCGGTTGGATTGATAGAGCCTAAAGCGGAAACAATGAAATTTACTCTCCGTTGTAGGAACTCTCCGATAACTTCACCATGATTTTCTACCGCCATGTGTGCCCCCATGAACATAAAGCGGAAAGCAGTACCGGAAGCCTTACCCACACCTTTCAGCGTTTCAAAAGAAATACGTGGAGTATTGGACATATCATAAGCCATATTAGTAAGCGTTTCTGCTTCAAATTTAACCGTATCAGGGACTTGGTTCCATGTCAGATATTGGGCATCCGCACCTTCACCTGTAAGTTTGACCATTCTATCTTTAACCTTACCCATGAAACCCTCTACATCACCAATTAGCTTCAACAGTGGGAAGAAATGATAGTCTATGCAGTCGGCATAATTGGATAAAAGTTTCTCCAAGCGTATACGGAAGGTTTTTATCTTCTTGCAATAAGGTTCAGGACGGTAGGCATAGAGAACCGGCAGTTTGGGGAATCCGTGAACGAAAGGAGTTCTTTCTTCATACCCTTTAGATAAATCCCATTGATAGACTGCTTTATCCGTGATAGTCATAAAGCAGGTAACTTCCGAATCATCCATGAGCTTTTTCTTGTACTCACGGGAGAAAGCAATCATCTTGCCTTCATCGTTGAAAAACGGATAAAGTTTATCCCCTCGGAATGGTGACCACAACACGCTTTTCAACTTCTTAGTAGGCTTTACCTTACCTCCAAAGGTGGTCTTCACTTTCTTCCAAAACTTCGCCCAGAACGAATCATCATCGGCCGCATACCAATACTCGGCTACCTCTTGCTCGGATAACCAGGAACGGACAATCTTCTTGTTCTGGTATTTGATTTTATTGGATTTGAATACAGCTTTGACCGCATCCAACAGCTTCTTTTCGTCATCATCAGTTGGAGTGCAATCCATAGACGGTTCTGTGCCGACTGTGAAAGCGGTTTGAATGTTCACTATATCCTGCTCCAAAGGAATGGAGATACGGTTCACCGGTTCGGTTTTGTACTGTGCTTCAATCTCATAAGTCTTGCCGGTCTTTTCATCGAAATCTTTTTCCGCTTCCTTTTCAAGCACTTTTCTGTCTGGGTACTTCTCTTTATCAACCATGATTTCATGGTGTTCAGGATTCCAATCATCCCAAAGTTTACAACGATCGGGAAGCTCGGTCTTCCTGCCTTTCTTCAGATAGCTTATTTTCTGCCCAATATCGGGTAATGCTAATATTTCTTCGAGTGTTAATGGCATAATCTATAATTTTAATGTGTGAATATTCCTGTTAAATCTTTCGGTTTTAGAATTTTGCCAAGCAAGCAACCCAAAACATAGTACCTTATTGCATCCATAAGGTGATTATCCTTATCTACTGGCTCATTGATATAATTTCCATCTTTGTCCTTATCCCATACGTAGGTTCTTAATTCCTTCATAAGATTGTAAGAACGTTCCGTTACATACAAATCCATAGAGAGAATTTTATCTATTCCTGCCTTGATTGATGGCCCCGACTTATCTACACCATAAATATTCACGCCACGAAGTTTGATTTCGTCTACAAGTCGAGGATCAGCGGATTCTGCAAACACTTTCAAACCATAAGGACGTACCTTGTCAGCAAGTGCATTTGTGAGCATTCCTGATTGATAACATAGTTCATCAACATACAAGGCATTATCTACGATACCACACTTCACGGCTGCTGAAACGTCTGTTGTGTACCCGAAGTCTTGCCCGATAGCTACTTTCTTCGCCCATTGGGGGAATTCTTTCACAATACCCCACTTCTTAAAAACCGCACCCTCTGCAACGTCAGCCCACCGACCAATAACAACATGAGCATACTTTTCAGGATTCTTCTCTTTCATTTCCTGCACTTCCCGAAGGAACTCAGGAGAAAGGTTCTCTAAGTTGTCAAAGTAGGTAGTGTGAATATGAAGTACATTCGGATGGGTAGAAACCTGAACTTGCACACCGTCAATCTCAACAAGCTTGTGAGTATTCTCGATGTACTTTTTATAGATGAAGTGATTAGAATCGCAGGGGTTCATTATAATGATAATCCGGTTCTGGATACCCTTCTTGCGGATAGAGAGCATTATTTTATCGAACTCTTCTTCATTCGTCCACTCTTCCGCTTCATCGCAGACGAAAGTAGTAATTCCCTGAATAGATTTTAGTTTTGCCGTCTGATTACCGGAAGAAGTCTTGATGCCTCGGAACATTATACGGCTATTAGTCATTTTATTGACTATATCCGTCTTGGTAGTCTTGAAATACTTAGTTGTTCCGTCTAGCTCTATCTTCTCCATCATTTCGGGAATGATAGACATACCAGCGGAAACCATCGTGTAACGGGTGTAGAGAACCTGATGCACTATCTTTCCAGCTTCCGTCATTTCAAAGGTCAGACGTTCAATGAAGGTGGAAGCATTGAAGGATTTGCCGGAGCCACGCCCACCAGTGATAAGGATTATAAATTTATCCGTATCAGTGTATAATGGATGGTAAATTTCTTGAGGTACTATCATTTCAGCTTGTCTTTAATCCAGGAATCAATACTAATACCGTGGTTTATGTCGGTAGGAATATCAGCATCTTCATCCTGTTTACGTTCAATCCTCCTCCAGTCTTCATCGTAATGGTACAACCATGTCATTTGAGCACTCAAATTGGGAGCCAATTCACCTTCTACAGTTTGAACTTCTTCCTCACCTGTCAGTTTACCGTCCTTATCCCGCAGCTTTCGAACAGTAGTGTTCTTTGTTTTGATACCACCAAGGGCCATAGCAAGGAACTTTGCCCGGACAAGAGAGTTTATTGCACAACGCGCGCGTGAGAGGGTTTGACTTAATTGACTGAACTCTCTTTTCTTCCTACAAAAAGTTTCCGGTTCAATTCCAATGGCATGAGCTATTTCTCCGTCAGTGAATCCCTTTTTGGCATACGACTCTACGAGAGAAAGAAATTCCTCGCTTGCGTAATCAAACTTAGGCTTTCTTCCTCCTTTACCTTTTTTGTTTTGAGATTCACTTTTTGTCATGATCTTATCCGTTAGCTAAACCTCGGCTAGCAGTTGTGTAACCCCTTCTATCTCTGAATTTGGAGAAAGGAAGCAGTGAAGAGTCTACTTTTAAACTTCTTGCCAGATTTTGGGTTACATTATACCCTGCACGAGAGATTCGTTGGTTATTTGATATGTTTCTTGCAATATTACCACTTGCTGCATAGGTTTTTCTCAACCTTTTTGTTGTTGAAAGAATTTCGCTGTAACTTCTTTGTCTTTTTCTGACTCTGCTTTCCTCCTATAATTAATCTATTCTCTCTACTTGTTCATCGAATACCTCTCCCTTGATAAATTTCATATCTGGATCATAACCGAACCTTTCACAGAAAGCCGCTTTAGCTTTATAGGAATCAAAGGACAACATCACGTAGGCATCCATGTCCTCGGCTTGCTTTTGTGCGTTCTCCTTAACCTGCTGCTTGACCTCTTTCATGTGAACAACCTTTTCGGCACGCTCTAACTGTTTAGCGGCTTTATCGGCTTCTTTCTGTTCGGTAACAGGCGACATCATATCAGACAAAGCATCAGCAATGGAGCTTTCTTCTTCAGTCTGCAACAGATAATCAACACCAATCATGTTTAGGTCAGCATCAGTCAGACCAGCATCTTTCCAATCAATGTCAGGAACAATCTGTGCAAGAGCATCAAAATCCCATGTACCCTGTGCGTTCGGGTTGTTCATCAGAATATTTAATTCCTTCTCCTGTTTTTCGTCCACATCTATGACATCAACACGAATGCGATAGTCGTTATCGGGGAACTTCTGCAATTCGTCCATAACAGACAAACGCTGATGTCCGCTGACTACGGTCAATCCAGTACGCTTGTTCACGACAATTCCACCGACTAACCCGAATTTCTTGATACCACGTTTCAATGTCTTACGTGATTCATCAGATAGTTTTCGAGGATTATAATCAGCGAAGTGAATGGCAGAACGATTAAGTTCTACCGATTCACTCTTTATGTATTTACTTAGTTCCATGTTATCCATTGCTTAATCCTTGTGCACGTCTTTGCGATACTTGACGGCGAACCAGTTTATTCATTGCGCTGTTGTAAGCATCTACAATCCGCAAATTTCTACTGGTAAAACTTGTACCGTATCTATTTTCGGCTTCACGTTGCAATCTTCCTGCTTGCAGACGTATTTGTTCAACTGTTTTATTTCTTTTTCTGACTCAAAAACTCCTTTCTCTATCCATTGCTTAACCCACGCGAGGAACTTAGCATATTGTTTCTTGCACGAATAATACGATTATAATTCCTCATAAAGTTGCTACTTCCCTGATTTTGTAAATTTGCGCGAATCATGTTGGCAGCTCTGTTTCCAATAGCATACTGTCTTCCGGCTTCACTGGTATTGGGAAACATTGTTGTATTATATCTGGCAGTTCTTTTAGATATTCTTTTGACTCAATACCTCCTTTTATTTATCCGTTACTTAATCCTAGACTATTGCTTCCTTGACGGGCAGCTCTTGAATGTTGTTGATATACGCTTTTGTTTCTTGTATAATTCAAACGGCTAAGGTTACGATACATGGCACCGCCAATACTGTTAATTCTTGCCTGCCTTTCTGGATTACCAGCTGCGGCATTACTCAAACGATTGGTTTGTACGCCTATATCGGCAGCACTTTTCATTCTTCCTCTTCTTCTATTTCTGACTCGGCTATTTGTTTTTTATTATTATACTCAAATAAAATTCTTTCACTCATAGGAAATACCCGATAGATTCGTTGTAAATCCTGCGGATAGTTCTCTTTTAACCAAAGCATACAATCAAGATTGAAACCTACTCCCGAACTAGCTTTTAAAGAATATCTAACCGGTTCTGGCAACGCATGTTGCCTCATGTATGCAAGAATATCCATCTGCGTCCAGTCAGCTAAAGGATAACATAAGCCGTTATTCTCATATCCGTTAGCTTCATACCCCTTCAGCATCAAACGTCTATTCATGCCATCGGCTTTCTTCATCCCCAAGAACGTGTAATAAACTCCATGAGCAAGTTGCATAGCTTTTACCACATCAGCAAGTTTCAGCAGCTTCACCTTTGGATTAGGGACACAATACAACCCGCCACGAAGAATGTAAGTAAGATTCCAGTGAGGCGCTTGCACAAACTCAATATTTGGATATTTGGCTTTAGTCCAGCCAATCCATCGGTTTATGTGCTCCAAGTCTTTGACGAAGTACATAAACACACAAACGATCCGATCAAACTTTGGATAGATTAAATCAAGCAGAACAAGCGAGTCTTTACCGAGTGATAAAAACAGTAAAGCCTCATTCGATTTTACCCGAATGAGGTCTATATATCGGTTCGCTTGCTCGACTTTATTCATAGCTAACCACCAGATAATCCAAATGAAACACGAAGATCACCGTAACGTTGTCTACGTGAACCTAACTGTGTGGCACTTGCTGTACCTCTACGATTGGCAACCAATCTACCACCTGCCCCTGCACCATTCATATTTCTGCGAGGTCCGGCTACTCTGTTAATTCTTCTTGCGACTCTGCTTTCTAATTTTAAAAGTTAAACAAATCAATCTATATGTTTTTCTAATATCTTGCCCAAAGTATAATCCATCTGGGCGGCAAGATACTCTTCGCCTTGATACTTGTAAACAATATCATTACCGTTTTCATCTGTAAGAATAACTGCTTCTGCTGCTTTCACTTCAACGATAATATAAGGACGTTTACCCGTATATACACCTGTCAGAAGCTTGATTGCATCGTACTTGATAGGCTTCAATTCTACTTCACCTTCTTCAGGCAGTTCTGCATCAGCCGGATATTCTTTACCGCCACATAGGTAAGTGATATACTTCTTAGCGTTGGTTGGTCTGATTTCACGGTATTCGTGGGTTTTCTTGCCTGCCAAGATTTCATCGAAATACTTCTGTTTGATGCTTAATGTAAGAATGTTCATAATCGTGTCTTTTAAATTAATAATTAAGTAGTTGCGGGTAACGGATTCGAACCGCTGACCTTCACCAAGTCAAAGTGACGAGCTGCCCACTGCTCTAACCCGCGATAGTACCCCAAAGGTACTACCACAACCAAAGATAATGAAATATCTTCAATCGTTATACACGACAATCGGTTTATTGTCGTGAACTAAGCCATTTATCACGTCTTTCTCTGCATGCCTCTAAGGTAGAGGCGCAGCAAGAAAACAGTTCTTCACTTTCAGTACGGTAGTCGTACTGGTACATTCTCACTCTCTTACCTCGCAACTTGGTGTTGTAGGTAGTGTAATTCTCTTTACCTGGTTGGCATACGCTGCAACCGTTTTTGTTTATTGAGTTCATAACTAATCTATATTTAAAGTTTTACATTCAATCTTTCTACGCTCGTATCAAAAATCACATGCGTGCGTATATTGCTTTTTCAGGCTCTCTAAGGCTTTTTCTGTAACGAGATATGCGTAGCGCTCATTGCTGCCAATACGCTTAATAGAGCGTGTTTCTTTGAGGGCAATAGGCTTGTTGAAGATAACTTCATACTTGTTGCCGCAACTCGTTATCAGAAAATCAACACTACGTTTATATTCGTCCAGTTCTGTTTCTTTGTATTCACCTTTAGGGATGAAATTGGGATTGGGTACTAAGTAACCTTCTGCTATTAATACGCTATTCGAGTTGTATACTTTCATAATCGTGTTATTAAAGATTCATATATAAACAAGTCAGATCACATTCTTCATCGTAGTCGTATTCAAGTGATACAGGTGCAAAGTATTGTTGTATCTTCTTTGCTGCTGTTTCATTTTTACCCTCAAAAGAGAAAGTAAAAGAGCGTTTGCCTCTGACTGTTATTTCAACCGGTATGCCTGCTACCTTAGTCATGTTGTTTTCAAGTTCTTGTTTTGTCATAATCGTATATTTAAGCGTTAATACCAATTGCATTTCTTATAAAGTCACTCGCTTGCTCTATTGACATATCCAACTTCTTTTGAATCAGAATAAGCATACAGTTTACTTGCTCTTTTGTATTTAAGTTGCCTTGTACAAATTCAGACATGATGAACTTTTCTATTGTTTTTTGTTTAATTACTGATGTTGCCATAATCGTGTGTATTGTGGTAGCCCGAAGGCTACCGGATTAATTACAT